AACCTGCCGCCGCGCCCGTTTAATATCCGGATGCGCAGGATGACGCCGGACAGCACCACAGACCAGCTGCAGAACAAAACGCTCTGGTCGTCATACACCGAAATCATCGATGTGAAACAGTGCTACCCGAACACGGCACTGGTCGGCGTGCAGGTGGACTCGGAGCAGTTCGGCAGCCAGCAGGTGAGCCGTAATTATCATCTTCGCGGACGCATTCTGCAGGTGCCGTCGAACTATAACCCGCAGACGCGGCAATACAGCGGTATCTGGGACGGAACGTTTAAGCCAGCATACAGCAACAACATGGCCTGGTGTCTGTGGGATATGCTGACCCATCCGCGCTACGGCATGGGGAAACGTCTTGGTGCGGCGGATGTGGACAAATGGGCGCTGTATGTCATCGGCCAGCATTGCGAGCAGTCGGTGCCGGACGGTTTTGGCGGCACGGAGCCGCGCATCACCTGTAATGCGTACCTGACCACACAGCGTAAGGCGTGGGATGTGCTCAGTGATTTCTGCTCGGCGATGCGCTGTATGCCGGTATGGAACGGGCAGACGCTGACGTTCGTGCAGGACCGACCGTCGGATAAGGTGTGGACCTATAACCGCAGTAATGTGGTGATGCCGGATGATGGCGCGCCGTTCCGCTACAGCTTCAGCGCCCTGAAGGACCGCCATAATGCCGTTGAGGTGAACTGGATTGACCCGAATAACGGCTGGGAGACGGCGACAGAGCTTGTGGAGGACACGCAGGCCATTGCCCGTTACGGTCGTAACGTCACGAAGATGGATGCCTTTGGCTGTACCAGCCGGGGGCAGGCACACCGCGCCGGGCTGTGGCTGATTAAAACGGAACTGCTGGAAACGCAGACCGTGGATTTCAGCGTGGGCGCAGAAGGGCTTCGCCATGTGCCGGGCGATGTTATTGAAATCTGCGATGATGACTATGCCGGTATCAGCATCGGTGGTCGCGTGCTGGCGGTGAACAGCCAGACCCGGACGCTGACGCTCGACCGTGAAATCACGCTGCCATCCTCCGGCACCACGCTGATAAGCCTGGTTGACGGTGAGGGTAATCCGGTCAGCGTGGAGGTCCAGTCCGTCACCGACGGCGTGAAGGTGAAAGTGAGCCGTGTTCCTGACGGCGTTGCTGAATACAGCGTGTGGGGGCTGAAGTTGCCGACGTTGCGCCAGCGCCTGTTCCGCTGCGTGAGTATCCGTGAGAACGACGACGGCACGTATGCCATCACCGCCGTGCAGCATGTACCGGAGAAAGAGGCCATCGTGGATAACGGGGCGCACTTTGACGGCGACCAGAGCGGCACGGTGAATGGTGTCACGCCGCCAGCAGTGCAGCACCTGACCGCAGAAGTCACCGCAGACAGCGGGGAATACCAGGTGCTGGCGCGCTGGGATACGCCGAAGGTGGTGAAGGGTGTGAGCTTTATGCTTCGCCTGACCGTGGCAGCGGATGACGGCAGTGAGCGGCTGGTCAGCACGGCCCGGACGACGGAAACCACATACCGATTCACGCAACTGGCGCTGGGAAACTACAGGCTGACAGTCCGGGCGGTAAATGCGTGGGGACAGCAGGGCGATCCGGCGTCGGTATCGTTCCGGATTGCAGCACCGTCAGCGCCGTCGCGGATTGAGCTGACTCCGGGCTATTTTCAGATCACCGCCACGCCGCATCTTGCCGTTTATGATCCGACGGTACAGTTTGAGTTCTGGTTCTCGGAAAAGCAGATTGCGGATATCAGGCAGGTTGAAACCACAGCCCGCTATCTTGGCACGGCGCTGTACTGGATAGCTGCCAGTATCAATATCAGGCCGGGCCATGATTATTATTTTTACGTTCGCAGTGTGAACACCGTTGGCAAATCGGCATTCGTGGAGGCTGTCGGTCGGGCGAGCGATGATGCGGAAGGTTACCTGGATTTTTTCAAAGGCCAGATAACTGAATCCCATCTCGGCAAGGAGCTGCTGGAAAAAGTCGACCTGACAGAGGATAACGCCAGCAGACTGGAGGAGTTTTCGAAAGAGTGGAAAGACGCCAACGATAAATGGAATGCCATGTGGGGCGTCAAAATTGAGCAGACCGAAGACGGCAGGCATTATGTCGCGGGGCTTGGCCTCAGCATGGAGGATACAGAGGAAGGCAAACTGAGCCAGTTCCTGGTTGCCGCTAACCGTATCGCGTTTATTGACCCGGCAAACGGGAATGAAACGCCGATGTTTGTGGCGCAGGGCAACCAGATATTCATGAACGAAGTGTTCCTGAAGTATCTGACGGCTCCCACCATTACCAGCGGCGGCAATCCTCCGGTATTTTCCCTGACACCGGACGGGCGGCTGACGGCGAAAAATGCCGATATCAGCGGTAACGTGAATGCGAACTCCGGGACGCTCAATAATGTCACGATTAACCAGAACTGTCGGATTCTGGGAAAACTGTCTGCCAACCAGATTGAAGGTGATATTGTCAAAACGGTGGGAAAAGCCTTTCCGAGAAATGGCAGTTATGCCAGCGGTACAATAACGGTCACTGTGTACGATGATCAGGCTTTTGACCGTCAGATAGTAATCCCACCCGTTCTGTTTCGCGGTGGTAAGCATGAAAACTTCAACAGCAACAACCAACAGTCATACTGGTATTCAACCTGTAAGCTGCAGGTGCTGAAGAACGGACAGGAAATCTTTCAGCAACCCGCGACGGATGTCAGCAGGGTATTTTCATCCGTCATTGATATGCCTGCCGGACACGGTCATGTCACCCTGACTTTCAATGTTTCTTCATATGGTGCTAATAACTGGACGCCAACGACCAGTATCAGCGACCTTCTTGTTGTCGTGATGAAGAAATCAACAGCCGGTATCAGTATCAGTTGAATTTTATAACCCAAATACGGGCGCCAGAAATGGCGCCTTTTTTATTGCAGAAAAGCGAGAGGTAATTATGCGTAAATTATGTGCTGTTATTCTGTCTGCAGTAGTCTGGCTGGTCGCCGCTGGTACGCCAGCGAGTGCAGCAGAGCATCAGTCCACACTAAGCGGCGGGTATCTTCAGTCCCATACTGATATGCCCGGCAACGATGACCTGAAGGGCATTAACGTGAAATACCGTTATGAATTTACGGACACGCTGGGGCTGGTGACGTCATTCAGCTATGCAGGAGACAAGAATCGCCAGATTACCCGTTACAGCGATACCCGCTGGCATGAAGATTCAGTGCGTAACCGCTGGTTCAGCGTGATGGCGGGGCCGTCTGTACGCGTGAATGAATGGTTCAGTGCTTATGCGATGACGGGTGTGGCTTACAGCCGTGTTTCGACGTTCTCCGGGGATTATCTCCGCGTAACTGACAACAAGGGGAAAACGCACGATGTGCTGACCGGAAGTGATGGCGGTCGCCACAGCAACACGTCTCTGGCGTGGGGGGGCTGGCGTGCAGTTTAACCCGACCGAATCCGTGGCCATTGACCTTGCTTATGAAGGTTCCGGCAGTGGCGACTGGCGCACTGACGGTTTCATCGTGGGTGTCGGTTATAAATTCTGATTAGCCAGGTAACACAGTGTTATGACAGCCCGTCGGTTCAGGCGGGCTTTTTTGTGGAGTGGATATGGCAGCAGTAAAAATCTCAGGTGTGCTGAAAGATGGTGCGGGAAAACCAATACAGAACTGCACTATTCAACTGAAGGCAAAGCGTAACAGCACCACGGTACTGGTGAACACGGTGGCCTCTGAAAATCCGGATGAAGCCGGGCGTTACAGCATGGACGTTGAGTATGGCCAGTACAGCGTTATCCTGCTGGTTGAAGGTTTTCCGCCTTCACATGCCGGAACCATTACCGTCTATGAAGGTTCCAGACCAGGTACGCTGAATGATTTTCTCGGTGCCATGACGGAAGATGATGTCATGCCGGAGGCATTGCGTCGTTTTGAGGAAATGGTGGAAGAAGCGGCACGCAACGCTGAAGCCGCCTCTCAGAGCGCAGCGGCGGCAAAGAAATCCGAAACTGCAGCGGCATCATCGAAGAACGCGGCGAAAACCTCAGAAACGAATGCAGCTAACAGCGCACAGGCGGCAGCGGCCTCGCAGACTGCATCGGCAAACTCCGCAACAGCAGCTAAAAAATCAGAAACCAACGCGAAAAATAGCGAGACAGCCGCAAAGACGAGCGAAACCAACGCAAAGTCCAGCCAGACGGCAGCGAAGACCAGCGAAACGAATGCTAAAGCCAGTGAAACTGCAGCAAAAAACAGCCAGGTTGCAGCAGCCCAAAGCGAGAGCGCGGCAGCCGGTTCTGCGACTTCAGCAGCTGGATCAGCAACTGCTGCGGCTAACAGCCAGAAAGCTGCGAAGACGAGTGAAACTAACGCAAAGTCCAGCCAGACGGCAGCGAAGACCAGCGAAACGAATGCCAAAGCCAGTGAAACTGCGGCGAAAAGCAGTCAGGATGCAGCGGCCCAAAGCGAGAGTGCCGCAGCCAGTTCTGCAAGCGCGGCGGCTGCTTCTGCTACTGCATCAGCTAACAGTCAAAAAGCAGCAAAAACCAGTGAAACCAACGCAAAGGTGAGCGAAACAGCGGCTGCGAACTCAGCGAAAGCATCGGCAGCAAGCCAGACGGCAGCTAAAGCAAGCGAAGATGCAGCCAGAGAGTACGCAAGCCAGGCTGCGGAGCCGTATAAATATGTCTTACAGCCGCTGCCTGATGTGTGGATACCATTTAACGATTCGCTGGATATGATTACGGGCTTTTCGCCATCATATAAAAAAATTGTTATTGGTGACGATGAAATAACGATGCCTGGCGACAAGATTGTTAAGTTTAAACGTGCATCGAAAGCAACCTATATTAACAAATCTGGTGTGCTGACAGAGGCTGCCATTGATGAGCCACGATTTGAACGTGATGGCCTGCTTATTGAGGGGCAAAGAACTAATCTTCTGCTTAATTCAACAAATCCATCTAAATGGAATAAGTCAGGCAATCTGGAACTCACAGAAATATCCACGGATTCTTTTAATTTTACTTATGGGAGATTTACTGTAAAAGATACTCTTATTGGTCAGACAAGTGCTATTAATATCGTAACGATTTCTGGCAGTAAAGGGTTTGATGTCACAGGTGATGAAAAATATGTGACCATTTCATGCCGTGTAAGAAGTGATGTTGAAAATATAAGGTGTCGTTTAAGATTTGAACACCATGATGGTTATACTTACACTTTTTTGGGAGATGCTTACCTCAATTTATCAACACTTGTAATTGATAAAACTGGTACTGCTGCAGACCGTATTATTGCAAAGGCTGTAAAAGATGAGGTTACTGGTTGGATTTTCTATCAGGCTACAATTAATGCACTAGATACAGAGAGCATGATTGGTGCGATGGTTCAATACGCTCCTGTAAAAGGTTCAGGTACAGCATCTGGAGACTATCTGGATATCGCAACTCCACAAGTGGAAGGTGGATCAAGTGCTTCGTCATTTATTGTAACTGATATAACTGCAAGCACTCGCGCAAGCGATATGGTGACAGTCCCAATCAAGAATAACCTTTATAATCTTCCTTTTACGGTTCTTTGTGAGGTACATAAGAACTGGTATAAAACGCCAAATGCAGCACCGCGTGTTTTTGATACCGGCGGTCATCAAACCGGAGCGGCTATTATTCTTGGCTTCGGTCGTTCAACAGATTACGACGGATTTCCTTATTGTGATATAGGTTTGGCTAACAGACGGGTAAACGAAAACGCATCGCTTGAAAAAATGGTTATGGGGATGCGTGTAAAGTCAGAGCAGTCTACGTGCTCAGTAAGTAACGGGCATATATCCAGCGAAACAAAAACCACATGGTCCTGTATTCAGAACACCGCAATTATCCGTATTGGAGGCCAGACTACAGCCGGGTTGCGTCATTTATTTGGTCATGTCAGGAATTTCAGAATATGGCACAAGGCATTGACTGATGCTCAGATGGGGGAGTCAATCTAATGAAAGATTTAACACTCAAATTTGCCGACAGGGCCGACTTTTCGGCCTTTATGGAGAGTATTGGCTATTATGATGACGAGTCGATGCAGGATGATATTCTTATTGACGTGATAGGTAACGCGTACAAAGAAACCGGAGAACTGACTGAAGATGGCGAACCGGTATGTGTTAAGGAAGACGGATATTTTGTAAACGTGCGCATCATTAATGATTCGCAAATATCGTCATTATTCGATGAATACGTGGTTGCTGTTGAGCATCAACTTCGTGGCTGGATGTGAGGAAGAAAAATGGCTACATCGACAGTAATTCCTGATGACATCAAAACGCTAAAATCCGACGTTAGCAAATTAAAAAACGATCAAGGAAGCTACGCAACAAAATTATATGTTGACAGCAAAGATGAAATCGTTGGTGACTGGTCTGCTTCATGGTATCAGCAGGTATTGCCAACTAGCGGAGCTATATTTGGGAGAAAACTCCGCTCAACTCACAGGACGGCAGGTGTTGAGGATGCGTATTGCGAGCTATACCTCAAAAAATGGATAGACAGCCCAGGTAACGCAATGGCGCGCCTTAACCTGAACGATAACGGGACAAACATTTGCTGGGACTTTACCAACCTTTATGGCGGTACGATGATTTTTCCCGGTGACAGCGGATACCTCAAAATGGGTAACTGCCTTATGTCATACAGCAAGCGTGGAAGTAACGCGCTTATTAAATTTGATTACACCGACACATTACAGATCAAATATGCCAATCATGGGTCAACCATGACATTAAACACACAGGGAACCGCTTATGCTGGTGTTACTGCTCAATTGTGGGGCAACTCCAGCCGTCCTGTTGTTTATGAAGTCGGTGTTGATGGTGGCGCTTATATGTTCTATGCGCAGAAAACTACCAGCAATACCTACGAATTAACGGTTAACGGCGCGTGCAATGCAAGTGCATTTAATCAAGGCTCTGACCGGGATCTGAAAGACAATATTCAGGTGATCGATAATGCAATCGACCGCATTCGTAAAATGAACGGCTATACATACACGCTTAAAGAAAACGGTATGCCTTACGCTGGTGTTATTGCACAAGAAACCCTGGAAGCCATCCCCGAAGCCGTAGGGTCTATGATGAAATATCCAGACGGCGGGAGTGGATTAGATGGAGAAGAAGGTGAACGGTATTACACTGTAGATTATTCTGGTGTTACTGGCTTGCTTGTTCAGGTAGCCAGAGAGTCAGACGACAGGATAACAGCACTGGAAGAAGAAAACGCAGAATTAAGACAAAGATTATCTGCAATTGAGGCGGCGCTTGCGTCTAAATAATATTAAGGGGCCGAGCGCCCCGTTTTATTGGGTAGGATGAAAATGGATATAACACCTTTCCTTCATGCTCTTTGTGCTGTGGCTGCGCAGCTACTGATTGGTCTTTTTACCGGGAACTGGGCTTACGGAGCGATAGCCGGTTGTACGTTCTTCATTGCGCGTGAACACACCCAGGCAGAATATCGCTGGATTGAAATGTTCGGGCATGGCAAGCGTATGAATATGCCGTGGTGGGGCGGTTTTGATCCACGCGCGTGGGATGTGGCAAGCATGATGGATTTTGCTGTGCCGGTGGTGGCGTGTCTGCTGGTCTGGCGGTTAGTTAATCGTGGGTGAAAAAGCATGTTTAGTGTACTTTCCCGAAACTGATAGTAAGTGGCGAGATTAATTACCTGCTTCAGACTGAATGATTTTTTGCAAGCGCCACAGAAGTAATAGGGGTGAGTGAAAAAATATTATATATTAATGAATTGCGTTATTGCATCATCAGCTCAAAATGATGAATAACTAGAATTCCTGTCATAGCATTAATGGCTGAATTGGTGGGATGATATATCAGATAGAGTATCAATAAAAGCTGGAATGCATGTGGATTCAAATGGTTTTTGGCTAGATGATACTTATATCATATATTATATGAAGTATTTTAATGTTGCTCTGGAGGGAAATAGTGAGAGATGCACGGCGAAGCACGTCTTGAACTAAATATACACAAGTAAATCATGCTTTCGCCGCTGTATTAGAGCTTTGTTTCAGATTTGTTAATCGCCAGGTATTACCCCACCAAAAAAATGATTTTTTGGTAAAGTGGATGTTCTCATAATTTGTTAATGGCAATTTTAACTGTTCTGTTTAGATCGTATATGGCTCCAAATTTAAAGCTTTCTTTATAGGAAAGGCACAAAATATCAAGTTTTTGACTAAGATAAATAAGTTTGTTTTTTTCATTAGTGGCGAATTGTTTTATGTTGCTGATTTGATAGTTGCTACGCAAGAAAGAACTAAATTGCTCAATATCATTAACTGCCCAATTCTTTAAAACGCATTTTGTTACAAATGATACACCAAGTACTTCAAGCGGCTTATAATTTCCGAATGGATCTAAAGTGGTTAATTGGTTAGCATTGAATGATGCCCAGCCATTCAATTCTAATTGCAACTTAATAGTGTTGAGTTCACGCATTTTGATCGTGCTTTCATAACGGTAAAATGAAATTGAGTACAGCAATTTGCTATCTTCAAAACCACTATTTAAGCTATTTTTTCTATCAAGTGAGTATAGCTCAAAGCATTCTGCAACTTCATTGTCAGTGAATCCGTTCAGAATCGAAGTGACAAACTTTAGAGTTATAATTGGTGATTTTGGTAGGTATTTATGTGTGGTTAAATACTCATAATTCTGAAACGCTTTTATCCATTCATAGAAATTACAGTCAATCTTACGGCAAATTAAGTCGACAAGTGTATTTGAAAGTTCCTTTTCATTTATCTCATGTAATTCTGGACGTGCTGATATTGCAATTTCTCTCATAGTAAGCCGTTTTGCTTCATAAAACAAAACATCCAATATGTCATTTAATGAAGCTTGTCCGCTATAATACCTTTTAATCTCAGGTTTTATTTTGTAATTATTCAATGCTAACCATAGCACTCTCTCACTATCACTTGATTTCTCGGTGTTTAATAAAAAAGTTGGATCTTTGTCCTTGAGAAGATCCTCAAGAGAGTGATTATGCAAAAATAATAAAATGAAGAAAGAGCATATTGAGTTTAAAAGAATTGTTGATGGTATTCGCCAAGAAAGATGAGGATATGATTTAACGTATTCATATAATGGCGTAACTGTGTCCAAAATACGCATCAAAATACGGATGTTAACTATGTTGTTATTTTTTACTATATCCTCAAAGAGAATTTTATCTTCCTGTGGGAATTGGGAAAGCTTTCCATTTATTATATCTATATCCAATATTTCCTCTGGATGCGGATTATAATGAAGTGTTTCTGCAATGAGTTTTTCCTTGTGTTCTATTTTTAAACCAGACTCAGTTGATGTATTGGTAATAATAATAAAGTCTAAATTTGAGTTCATCTCGGACATATAAAGAGAATGGCAATATGTCAAAATTTCACTAACTAATGATTTTTCGGATATTCTCTCTATATCATCCAATATAAAAATACCATCCAGTTTTGATAAAATGTTTTCTCTAACACTTGCACCAATAGAATTAAACATGCTGTTAATAATATTGGCACTTGCAGGTGAGCCGCTGGCAATGCTACCTATCCCTGATAGACTTTCGAGCCCGGATTTAAATGTTTGTATATCTTGCAGGTAGTAACAATCTATAATTTTAGCTTTGAAATCTGATAAGGATTTAATACCTAGTAAAGAAATATAATAGAAAATGTTTTTATCATAGTACTTGGGGAATTTTTTTCTGATAAAGTGAGTCTTTCCTGTGCCCCAGCTCCCATCAAGCAAAATCAGACCATCTCTTTTTTGTGAAAGTAGATGTATTATTTTTATAATAAGATTGCTGTTAGAGTATTTCAT